TAGGGCTTGTTCCACTTACCGATATTAATGTCAAAGTAGTAAGCCGTATCGAAATAGTCAGTCATGGCATCACTACGATCATAGTAGTCAGCCGCCTTGAGGGCTTTGAAAGCATCAGCCAAGAAAGCCTTAGCAACACCATCATAGTGATCTTGGAACCAGTAAGGGTTGACTTGATCATATCCTGTATTGTTGGGACGGAAACCACGTGACACTTGGTAGTGATTATTGCCACAAACACGGTTGCTGTTAGCAATGAAATCGATAGGACCTGACTTGAGGGTCAGACAAATCGCCATATGGTTGCGGACACTTAGTGTACCCTTGACCTTGTACTTAGCAAGCACGGGCTTGAGGGCTTGAGCGATTTTTTGTTTGCGTTCCTGATTCATGTAAGCCATTTCGTAGTCCTTTAATCAACTGTCTATATATCTATTATAGTCCCGGAGAGACCCAAAGTCAAGCCTTTTTACCGATTTTTTTACCATTATTTTACGGAAATTTTGTTGTTTAAAAACAACAACTTACGCTTCCTCAGGGATTGTAAGATCCGGTTCATCACTTTCCATCATGTAGTCCAATACATCTTCAACCCAACATTGGGGAACTCTTAGCATCGATGACACCTGTTCCGGACTATAGCCCCTCTCTAATTGCTCTTGGATTTCGATATTCAATTCGCTCATTCTGCTCATGCTGTCATCCATTTTTCATTAGATTCTAAAATCAAACTTTCCGAGCCGTCATACTCATCGATACGAAACTTGGCTCCGACCGGTACCCAATGTACATCCAAATCACTCGCACCACCAGTGTAAACATCATCCCCATACTTTTTTTCAATATAGGATTCAATCTCATGGTAGTGAACTTTACTCAACACCATATTAACGATGATTGGATCGAACACCAATTCTGGATGTTGTTGATTCCAAGTGTACCAGCCCGCACCAAAGCCCGGGCTTACTAGTACCGCAACATTACCGTCACGGACTACCTTTTCATTGATAACGTCTAACGCATTTGCCATTATACTGCTTCCAACATGTTAGCGGGCACTCTCCAAGCGCCACCAAACACCTTACCGTGTTCACGGACGATGATGAACTTACGATTAACCTTCTCGACCGTACCAATAACGATATTACCGCTACGGCTATTAGTGAATTTCACTTGCGTACCCTTGACCAAACTGCCGCGATTCTTGCTAACCAATTGGCTACGGGCGAACTTGATAGCATCACCGATACTATTCAATTCTTCATTAGAGAAAGTGCCGGCGATGATCGCACGATTGATTTCTTGCAAAGTCATGTTAAGTCCTTTAATCAACTGTTTAAGATTCTATTATACTACCAAACTAACCCAAAGTCAACCTTTACATTGACCAATATGATTCACTAGAGGGTGAGCAATAGTAAGGAGTGTCGTATCGTTCTTGGAACTCCTTACCGGTCATTTGATTTTTGCGGGTGATGAAAGTCTCATGCAAGTCAACGACCAGACCCAGTCTACGTTTGGATTCTACTACAGCCTCGATATAGTCCTTAGTGACTGGGGCAAAATCTTGTTTTGCAATCAGTCGCTTACCTTCTTTGGTACGCTTGTCGGTTTTGTAGATTTCCAAAGTGTATTCTTTAAGTGCTGACATGTTCAAGTCCTTTAATCAAATGTTTGAGATTCTATTATACGCCCAAAATGATTGAATGTCAACCGTTTTGAATCGCCTCGTAAACCATCTCACGGACTACGGTATCGGTCGCTTCCTCATAACCATCAAGTGTTCCAATGTCGTACAGAACATCAACGATTTGATCCCATTCAAGATTGTTTGCCTTTGCGGTCAAAACAACACCTTGAATCAAAGCATTACCCGCTTCTGAGAACATTCCGAAATTTGTCATAAAAGTCCTTTAATCAACTGTCTAAGATTCTATTATACGGGTTTTTCAACCCAAAGTCAAGCCTTTTTTACAGATTTTTTAAGGAATTTTGGGGGTAAAATGTTGTTTAAAAACAACAACTTACGTCAGTGGTGTGCGCCCATCCAGGCCATAACCTGTTCGAAATCGACTTCCAGTCCTTTATAGACGATCTTTTCTACCTCTAGAACTGTCAATTCAAGTTTACGGGCTATAGTATAGCAGTCTAATCCGTCAGCCCGTAGGTCCATGACCATTTTTTCAATGTGGTCAGACTCCATTATAGGTCTTCCCAACTGTCGTCACGATTTCGAAACTTGGGACGGCGCTTGTAGGAATGCTTATCGTCCTGGCGCTTGCCGCGGAAGTTACAATCCCTGTCAAAGAGAGCCTTATGGACTCGCTTCTTAGGGGCCTTTACAATAAATGAAATGCGTTCAGTTTTCATATCCATTATGATACAGGATTTGGAACCTGTTGTCAAGTGTTATTTATTAAATTCTTGGCTGATATAGTACTCAATCAATCGCTGTTGCATTTGCGCAACAGTATTACCATAACCTTCATTACTAAACCTTACAGGGCAATCGCCCCAACTGAGAGTACTAGTAAACACTCCAAGCCACTTACGATGATCGGGGTTGCTAGGATCGAATTTAACAACGGGACGGCTAACAGAATTTAAAACAGACATTTACTCACCTTTATTTAAAAATACAACAAAATTATATAACACCAATAAACAATCATCAATCAGTTTGGGTAGATGGTTTGTTCGCTTCTTTTTTCTGAGCCTGACGTTCCTTCTTCCAAAAGATTCGCTTCCAATCTCGCAGGTGTTTCCACCATTGAGGAGGTCTAGTGATATTTCCTTTTTTGACGTTAGCCATGTGATTCTTCAGCCATTAAACGGTCTTCAAAATCCATCAATACCTCTGCATCGGAGATGACATTGCTAAGGTTGATTGTCATATCAAAAGCCTCATCCGCATCACCAAACACTTCCTCAATGAGGTCCTGTGCCTCATTAAGCAACGACAATAGTTCCTCAAGTTTTTCAATTTTTGTCATTCTACAAGCCCTACACTTTTCTTAATTTCGTAGCGGGCAATCTTTTCATCAAAGTACATATGAATACCTTCCATGTAAGGACTTTCTACCACAATCTCACCTATCTCTGTAGCAAGGGCTTGTGTAAATTTAAGCAAAATACTGTAAGTATCTTCGGATTGATTCAATGGATCACGATCCAAAATTTCTACTGTATCATTAATTAGTTTTTCAATTTGTGCATTCATTACTTTACTCCAAAAGTGTTAAGCGCAGGTTGCAGTTCCTTGATCAATGCAGTCTCAACTTTGTGAGCCTCTGCCTTACCACGAACAACATCAACCAACATAACTATAAAAGCCTCAGCACCATACTTGCGAATGTTGCGAGACAAACCCCATGCCTTATTCTCAGTCATAGCACGTTGAACATGCTTGAGGAACCTGCGTTGGATAGTACGTTCAGCATTACCGCGATACGATACTACAGTAAGTCCGATATATTGTTCGCCGGTAATGGTGTTCTCAAGCATGTAGATTGCTTGATTACGATCATTCCGACGTTTACGTTGAGTTTTCAGCATGTATGTATTATAACACTATACATACCCAAAAGTCAAGCCTTTTTAGGCACTGTAAGTTATTGATTTATAAAGAGATTTTCCAGCAATTTTTGTTGTTTTTTAGCAACATCTTGCTCCCAGGGCAGGTTTTTGTAGTTTTTATACAACATTTTATCCGGACTTTCTACAGCATAGACTTGTCCGTCCCATAGGTATTTTCCGTCTCGTCTGACCCCTAGTCGCTTGGTATGTATCTGATTCAAGTGTATCAATTCGTGAACCGTAGGGACGATCAAATCTCTATGCTCAAGGTCTATGTTCAATACAACTCTATTCTTATATCTAGGATCCAATACTGTTTGTCCATAACATGAAGGCCCTAATGTCATAAACATGATTTCTATCTGTTCAGGTAATGAGATATGTTTTGATATGATATCGCAAACACGATAAATCACTTTTTCTTTTGATTCATCTTTGAATGGAACCTTGTATATGAATTTTACTTTCATCCTATATTTATCCTATAAATATTTAAACATGATAACAACAACTTCTTTCGATAACATATTGCCTATATGGAAAGATTATCTTTGGCCAAATAGACAATCAAAAATAGAATCACATAGCGCAATGCTATTAGATGGTACCTTTGATCTTAAGAACTTTGACAATCTAAGTTCATATTTTGTTTACATGATAAAAGACCAAATAGTAGGTTGCAACAGTGGACATATATGTTGTGATGGTACCTATAGGTCTAGAGGACTTTATGTACACAAAGATTATAGAAATCAAGGCATAGGTACACAATTATTAGTTGCTACCATCAATCAAGGTAGACAAGAAGGTTGTAGTATGGTTTGGAGTTATCCAAGACTTGAAAGTTGGAATACGTATAAGTCTGCGGGTTTTGAATTAATCACTGATTGGACAGAGACTGAGACTGGCGTGAATGCCTATTGTAAGATTGTTTAATACCATACACCTTCATTACGCATACGTCTAATGAAGGTTAGATACGTGCTACATACTCCATAGCATCGTAGATGAACAGTACTGAACATTCCTCTGTCCTGTATTTCAGGAAGAAAGATGATACTGGTATTATTGATAGGAACAGTACCGGGAGTGATTAGTTTACCGTTACTTGTTGTAACAGGTGTGCTTTCTGTATTATTAGGGAACCAAAAATAATTAGGATACAGTTTGATAGACTGTGTAGTAAGCCAGTTCTGCATGTCTGTATTTCTAGCATTAAGATAGAATCTATTACCTTGTAGATATTTCTCTGTGACTTCAGTAGTAGGTTGCTCACTACCTAGATATAATTTACCATCTACTCGCCACACGTCTACCATGCAGGAGAATCCAGAGCCAAAGGCTTTTCCTATTTGATTTGGGGTATTGGCATATTCAAAGTCTGTGCCATTGTAAATACCACGATACGATATATAAAGCATGTAGTATTTATGAAAATGGAGCGGGTAGCGAGAATCGAACTCGCAAATAAACCTTGGCAAGGTTTCAGGTTACCTTTACATCATACCCGCATCTTTTTATTTATATTGACTAATTGACAATTAGTATTATTTACCTTGGCCTCTATAATGCTTAAAAGCCTTCTTTTGATCCTTATTCATTGCACTAGTCTTGGGCCTTGATCCACCCTGACTTGTGCGCTTAAAAACAGTATTACTCTTGTTATTTGATACAGTAGCCATTAGTGATCTCCATTTAATATGTATACATATTTATTGGATGCTCATGCATGTAAAACAAAAGTATTACATCAACATTCTAATAAGGCCTACGCTGTCAATCGCTGTTAACAAGATATAGTTAGCAAGCATTCCAAATGATTTCCTAGTATAACTAGCCCAAGCATACATAGCACAACCACTAATCCAGATAGGATAAAGAATGATAAGAGGAGGATTGGGTACTGTGGCAGCCATGACGATACTACATCCGATACTGATCGCCCATGCCAAAACTTCAATGACGAAACGAAACTTGTTACTTTTCCAATCATCTTTTATCCATTCGAATATACCAAAGAAAATATCATTCATGTAGAACCTTGAAAAACTTCATGTAATTTATTTGTTAGAGACTTGTGTGCTTCACTTCCCGGATGACAATTATCCGGAAAATCTTTACTATCACGCATAGCGTCCATGATAATCTTATGCTTTGCTAGCAAATTATTTTTGTACTCTATAGTATCAGGACTTTTTTCAATCCATTCTACATGTGTGAAAGTATAAATTGGTGGTAATTTTTTACCTATAATATCGCTACGCCAATCTTCAATCATGAAATCTGGTTTGATGTATAACGATAATATGTCAGACAATACAGGAGCCTGACCTCCTATGATTGCTACTTTAGCATTTAGTGTGCTAAAAAAATCAGCGACATTCTTGTAATCTTTGTGTGCATTAAGAATATTCTCATCAATTGTTTTCCATGGCTTGTAATATTTGCTTCTAAACACTTCAGTATGAAACCAAACTATCCAATCGATTTTAGGATTAACAACATCAATATATCCCGGCTCATTTTTCTTATGATAAGTGTTGTTTAATAAATTAATAGGTTCTAGCGTTACTTTTTCTCCGTTGAGGTATGCTCTAGCCAGATCAATTGATCTACAATTACTTCCTCCATTCATCGCACAGTTATATACTTTGTAACCTAATTGTCTAAGTCTGTATTCAGTATGTTTATCGGGATCATCACCGCACTTTGGTCCCTCATAATTAGGAACTCCCCAACTGTCTCCTATGATTAATATTGTTTTACTCATAAATTTATTAATGGCGGATAGTACAAGATTCGAACTTGTGCTCCTATTTTCACAGGAGGACGGTTTAGCAAACCGCTGCCTTCGACCACTCGGCCAACTATCCTTTATTTTTCAACAAACGCTTTTTCAATCACGAAAGTTCCGGGTTCTCTAAGAGATCCTTCAATCATTCCTTTTGATACACACCAATCAGACACTTCTTGATTGAACTCTAAATTACCACATAACATTATTTTATCACGGTTTGTATCTATTTGCAAGAGCCCTTCAACTAATTGGGTGGTTATCCTTTTCTCTCCCGTGCCCGTCAATATGGGTTTGTATACTAATTTTGGTTCGATTAATTCGTACAATTCAGGTTCACCTGTTTTGAATGCGGTAATTAAATCATCATAGTATGCCAAATCTTTTGATTCACGCACACTATGCACGATATGAATCTTATCCCATGTCTCTAATGTTTCTATATCACGTATCAAGCACATGAAAGGTGCAAGACCAGTACCAGTGGCTAACATATGTAACTCACCGCCTTTTATCAATGCATCATTGCGTAACGTACCTGTAGTCTTTTCCATGAGTATAACTTCATCACCCACTTTGATATGCTGTAGTCTACTAGTTAGATCGCCATCTTGTATTTTGATACTGAGAAATTCTAACTCTTCTTTCCAGGGTGGGCTGACAATACTGTATGCACGTAAGATGTTTCTGTTGTCGGCTCTAAGTCCGATCATGGCAAACTCACCTGCAAAGAAACGAAAGGTGTTTGTTCTTGTAGTCTTAAAACTAAATGTTCTGTCCGACCAGTGGTGAACCCAAGTTACTTTTTCTGTTAGCATTGATATTACTTAATATTGGCGGAAGCGGTGAGATTCGAACTCACGGACCCCGTAAAGAGTCGACGGTTTTCAAGACCGTTGCCTTAAACCACTCAGCCACGCTTCCTTGTACTCTTATATATCTTTATTTTATTGTGCCCGATAAATAAAAACTATGTATACTAATCCAAACTTAAACATTATATTAATGGGTCCCGGTAGAACCGGTAGTGTCACTATCGCATATTACTTCACTACAGTTTTAAGTGTGACTCCCATGATGCGAAATGAAGATGATAACGTCAAACCATTGCTTGCTAAACAACTTTTGCACAGTCACACACCTGAAGATGTGCATCTGGCTAACAAAGACACAATGTTTGTACTAAGCACTAGAAATTTAATAGAAACTGGATTCAGTCGAACGATAGCAAGAAAATTTAATAGATGGCGTTACGTAGGCAACAAAGGAATCGTAAAACCTTTTGTAGCAACAATAGACGAATACAAAGATGCGTATAATCACGGTCTTATGTATTATGAAAAATTGAAACCTTTGTTACCATCCGATGTATTGCGTATAGATTATAGTCAATTTAAAGATGATGATAAAAATCTTCTTACTATTTTAGGTATACCAGAAAAAAGTTATATATTCGCCAAAAAACATAATCAGCCAACTAAGACTCCAGGAACATATAGTGACTGGATATTAAACTTTGATGAAATCAATGAGTTCGCAAAAACATTAGATCCCATACCACCTATTTAAAATAGGCTAACTTATATATTTTTTAATAGACTCTCTCAAAACGATGTTACTAAAATTTTTTCGATAATTTTTCCACACCATACCTTCATTCTTGTAATCAGATAATAAAGTTAAAAAATCGGGCCTATTAAAACTTATGATGTTCTTTTGAATAATTGCTGTAAATGCATTATGAACGATGTCATCTAAACTAAGTTGATTCATGATTTCGGTAATTCTTAAGTCATTGAATGGGCTAAAATGAAAATTATTATCGATATGCCACATTTGATGATCATTAAAAACTGTTTTATTACACCAATCTATTAAGTCAGATTCATTAGTGAAAGTAGGTGAATTATTGATCTTACATGACGGTCGTTGTAAAAAATAATATAAGTAATCTTTTTTATTAGGTAACTCATGTAATTTTTTATTTTTGTAATTTGCTATGGCGTGACCTTGACTAACTTCTCGTATTTGTATAACCTCACTATAAAATCCCGTAGAGTACCAATTTTCATCATTGAAACAACTGGTCATTTTATACCCCCAGAATTTTTCCCTACATAAATCAATAAGGTCTGATTTATATTCTTCTTTCACTCCAAATATATCATTACTTTTAGGTAGATGAATATATAAGTCATAGTCATAACTTAGATTATCAATGATAGACCAAACGGTCATGCTATCTATTCCGCCGGTAAATAAAACACGGATACGATCTATTTTATTGTATTTGAAAAAATTATGTACGTTTTCTTGTAAGATAGAGTTTATTTTTTCACTGGCTTCTTCTATTGTGATTTTAGTGTCGGGTCGATATATTTCTTCAAATTCGTAGTGTTTATATGTAAAATTTTCTAATGGGATATTAGTTAGATTGTTGTTGTTTATATAGATCGGAAATCCTCGTAATGTAGGATGATATATTATACCTTCTTGTGAAATTACGCACCATTTACCTTTTGGTCTATAACCCGAAATTATATCATCAATACTGTTATTCAAATCACAATCAGTACTGTACCCTTTAAAATAATAGGTAGTATTGTTTTGGGTATGTTTTTTCCATCCTTGATCAAGGAAAATTCGCTGTGATACTTGATTCACAGATTGAATAGGACAATCATCACCCACGTAGAAAAACATGAAAATATTTATATACAAAAGAAAAGAGGAAACATTTCTGTTTCCTCTTCTTTGACTTAATCTTGTGTTCTATGTTTAGAACATATAGTTCAAGTCTACTAATAGACGCTTATATGATTCTTTGTTGGCTCCGCGCTCAACATCGAAATACTTAGCGTTGACCTTCCAACCCTTAGCGACCTTGTAACCAGCAGTTAGGCCATGGCCTTTGTGATTACCTACTGCGCCAGAGAAGTCAGTATCATGCCACAAACCATACTGTGCATTTGCTTCGACTTTTTGATGGAATGCAGAAACATCCCACTTGCCTTTAGCAACCTTGACACCGTATGCGAGTGCTTGGTTATCAGCATTTGCCTTGTCGTTGCGCATGAAGTCTACGAATGCAGTTACTGGAAGACCAGCAAACTTAGTTCCAACTTCACCGAATGCTTGCTGAAGGTTTACATCTGCGCCAACTACATTTCTGTGGTTATGCAATGCTGCCGCGCCAGTTAGTGACAACGGGCCAACTTCCTTCTTTAAGCCAACTTGTAGGCTTTGTACTTTTGCATCATTTGCTGTGCCGCCTTCTACGATCTTCAATGAAGACGCATTAGCGAACAATCCTGATTTATGAGCAAACGCTACTGCTAGACCTTCTGGCTTGACATCACGGTCAAAAAATAGACTTGATGAAGTTGCCCAAGGTTGATGCATCTTACCAAGGCGAACCTTGACTTGATCCATAGCGGCGTACTCAACATATGCTAAGTGTAGACCAAAATCTTTTAGACTAGCATTGCCGCCCATATCAGCATATTCAGAATTGAATGTGCCTGTACTTGCTCCAACAACAACATTTACTTTGTTGTTTACTGGTGCTGTAAGTACCAGTTCGGCCGCAATACGATCATTTTTTGACTTTGGTGCAGTGCCCTGTTCTACTGAATCGAAACGATAACCGAAGTCGCCGTTTATTTTCACTCCCTGAGCAAGAGCCGCAGTCGATAGTGATCCCAACATAACTAATGTTATAAGTGCTTTACGCATATTTTATATCTCCTTGTTGTATATGCCACGTTAATGGCATTATGTCCTTTTTCGAGGACATAGAGTATTTAACAGGCCTAAGGCAGTTAAAAATATTACTAGATATAGAATTCTAAATAGTAGTATATTTTGAATGAAAGTTAATTCCAATACTTGGATGAATCTAATTTATCCCAATAGGCTTTATTATTACGGTTAATGAAGTTTTTGATTAGATATGTTGCCATACCCAAATAACCCATCTTTTTAAATCTACGACTATCTTGTCCAAAATAATGATTGACAATTTTAAACTTTTTTGGATCATACATTCTTGACAAGAAATAATCTTCAGATGTTGCAAACTTTTCAGGGAACCCGCCCAACTCTATAAATCTATCTCTGCGTGTTAGCATGAACGCCCCAACTGCAAAAGGAGAAAAGTATTTTAATATATTATTCGTGACATTGAAAATCTTGAAACCCATGATTGCAAGTATGTCATCATCGTAACATTTTATATTCAATCCAATTAAATCAAGATCATTTTTTATAATTTCATCTGTCGAATCTTTAATGACATTATTACTAAAGAAACGAACATCAGCATCGATGAATAAAATATATGGTGTACTGACTAATCTTGCACCGTTATTCTTAGCGACGGACACAGGACCGCCCTCGATTATTTCTACATTTAAAAGTTGACTATTATTTTTTATAACTTGTCTGGTGTTATCTGTGGAACAATCAGCGATAATTATCCTAGTGTCACCTATGCTTTGAAAACGTAAAGAATCCAATAAATGATGGATATAGTTTTCTTCGTTCTTGCAAGGTATAACAATCGTAATCTTATCGCTGAGTTTCATATCGTACACATTTTCCTTCTATTTTGAATTGATTAAACTTTAACTGATATGTTAGAGTTTTTAGCGTTTGTTCGCATACTACCTTATCCTGAAAAACTAGTTCTATTCTTCCAGGAATGTCTTTAGGATCATTTACGTGAACTGCTATTAGGATCATCAACCACATTATTATTCTCCTTGATCCATGTCACGATTTCCCAACGACCATCATGATGCTCTACTAATGCTGTGCAACTTTCTACCCAGTCGCCGTCGTTCATGTATTCTATTTCACCTATCTTTTTGATATCAGCCTTATGAACATGTCCGCAGATGACACCGTCGGCTTTTTGTTTATGGCAATAATCTGTGATGAGTACCTCAAAATCGCTCATAAATGCCACCGCCTCTTTAGTTTTATTTTTTAAATAAGCACTAAGGCTCCAATATGGCATACCGAATAGTTTCCTTACTTTAGCGACAACTATATTGACCCCTAATAGAAAGGTGTATAACGTATCACCGAAATGATACAACCATGTTAATTTATTGCGCAGTGCAGTATCAAACATATCTCCATGAATGATCATGTATGTTTTGCCGTTAACGGCAATATATCTACAGTGATTAACTAAGTCTATGTTTCCGAAATGAATGTCGTAAGGTAATAGTCCGCGTAACATTTCATCATGATTACCCACTATATAAGTTACCTTAGTATCTCTTTTTGCCGCAGTTAGTATACGGCGTATAACATTGGTATGTGATTGGGGCCAATAGAATTTTCTCTGCAGGCGCCATCCGTCAATTATATCCCCGACTAAGTACAAATTTTCGCTGTTGTTATGTTTTAAAAAACTACATAGTAAATCTGCTTTACATCCCCTACTTCCTAGATGGACGTCTGAGATGAAGATTGATTTATAATTTGTCATATACTTATTATTTAAGTATAATTTGATGACAATATCATGACATAATTGGTGCCCCCACCAGGACTTGAACCTGGAACCTAACGATTATGAGTCGTGCGCTCTAACCAATTGAGCTATAGGGGCAATTTGGTGCCTCGGGCCGGAATCGAACCGGCATGCCCTCTCAGGCGAGAGATTTTAAGTCTCTTGTGTCTACCTATTTCACCACCGAGGCTTTATTCAATATGAATATAGTATAACAGAAAATACAACTATGTCAACAACAATTTAGCACTTTTTTGCCCTAAATCAATAAATTTTATTGCACCATTTTGAAGAAAATGATAAATATTAGATATAACTGACAGGGGTTCCAACGTATGAAATTTTTAATTGATTTTAAAGCAGAAGCATTAGATGCTGATATTAGCGCATACCTTCAACAGCATGGTTGCACGGTTTTGAAAGAGTGGGTTAATTTCGATAAAATCTTTTTAGTCGAGGCTAACGCAATGCCGCCTAGTGAGGCCATGATTGATCGAATCACAGAAGAAAATCATTTAGCCATAAGTCCACTAGATGTGATCACTCTCAATCCTTATTTTGGAACACACAGAGACCCTAATAAAGAAATAATCAATATTGATATAAACGATACCAAAGACTGGTGGAAAAATTATTCTAAAGGTCAACCAGAATTTGTGAATGCTACAACATCAATAAACAGACGTGGGCAGAGTATAAATGTTTATATCGTAGATAGCGGAATAGAAGCCTCACACCCTGAATTTGCTAATGCTAATATCACTAATATCTATAGTGTAACACCAGGTGATTTTAGTGATAACAGAGGTCACGGAACTGCAATCGCTAGTGTTATAGCAGGTGCTACATGCGGTATCACTGAAGCAAATCTAAAAATTGTAAAAATATTCAACCCTGGTCATACTACAACTGAACACGAATTCCTAGATGCATTGGATGCTATCATAAACGATCACGTTGATAATACGTATAGTGTATTAAATGCAAGTTGGTCTATTCCAAAGAATGAATGGGTAGAACATAAATTACGTATACTAGAAGATGAAGGTGTGTTCATCATTGCAGCCGCAGGAAATAGCGGTACATCTATAGAAGATGTAACTCCTGCAAGTATGTTAGATGTAATAACTGTCGGTGCATATAACAAAGATTTGAAACCTTGCGACTTCAGTGACTTTAGCGGAGGCAGTGCAATATCAGTGACAGGTGATACTGTCAATCACGGTCAATTAGATGGATGGGCACCGGGTGAAGAAATTTGGGCAGCAGGATTAAATGGTACTTATAGTTATGTTGCTGGAACTTCTATTGCAGCCGGTATTGCAAGTGCGATTTTAGCATCTAATTTAACACCTCAAGTATATGAAGATACAGGAGAACGTGTAGAAGGATATGGATCTACTAAAGTTAGCACAGCCGTTATAGGTTCAAGTACCTACATATTTAGAAGACCTGATCTTTTAGATTTATCTGATCCTAAGTATCAGAATAGTGTTAACGTCATTGCAACACTTACTGATAGAGATACTATTCGTGCAAGTCAATCACCTGATGAATTTAGATTTTCTTATAGAGTGGGTGAAGAGAAGCAAGGTGTAAGATTATATCAACCTACATTAACTAAATCGATTGAATGGATAACACCTTTACCAGATAACTTTAAAGTTATACCAGACGGTAGATTATACGGAAATCCTGTTGCGTCACAGGCTGATGATCCTTATAAGGCATACGTATCTAGTTTTATACGCACACACCTAGATGACACACAAGAAACAGTTGTCGTTAATATCTATGTAATGCCTGAAAACTTTGTTCCTGATGGATTGCCTGAAGATGATCCTATACATATAACACTGTTGTTCCCCTGCTCGGGCTTTCCGGGGATGGGTTGTTTCTTAAACGGAGGTACAATTTGCCCCGATGCTTGTAGCGTTGCTTGTTGTTCAACAGGTGGTGGTAAAGATTCCTTCGATTGTACATGTGATGCCTAAGGTTAATTAATGTGCTAAACTGGACTAATCCTAGAAAACTAGGAGATGACTATTATTTCACGTTTAAAGATAACGATGATAAAAAATTATCTCCTATTGATGCCGCTTTCCATACGATAGAATATATAACAAAAAACTATCCAGCACCGTATACATTATACTTAAGCGGCGGTGTTGACAGTCAGGCTATGCTTTATGCATGGCATAAATCAGGTGTTCCTTATAAAACATTTTCAGCAGTATATAACCAATCACTCAACGAACATGACTTATGCACTCTTAGAGAATTTTCAGAACAACACGGTATAACTATTAATTACCATGATTTTGATTTAATTTCTTTTTTAGAAAATGAACATGATCATTATGCACATGAATATTATTGCGGTAGTCCACAAATTACTACATTTATGAAAATAGCAGACCTGACTACTGAAGGCACTGTTATATTTGCTGGTCAATTTATTATGAAGCAAAAAATGCAAGGGCGTCTAGGAATTCCGGATAGAAATAATTGGAGCCTATATTACTATGGTATCAAATCTAAAAAAAATATAGTACCATACTTTTTCTTAGAAACACGTGAATTAGCATATGCATTTGATGTAATGCTTCCAGAAATACAAAAATTTCATACCCCCGGTAGTTACGGAGAGAAAGTAAAGGCATTTGAATACAATGGATTTCCTGTGATAGGTCAAGTTGATAAACTCTCAGGATATAAGGAAGTCAAGTCAAAAATTAATGGGTTTGAAAAATTGAAAATTCTTTATGATACTAACCCACCAAGACAGCCTACTATACAAGAAAAAATTTCAAGAATAACAGGTCAACAAAGTAATCGAAATTTTGATCTGTTGTACAGAAATAAATATGAGGCTGCATTTTTTAAATATAAATATATCACACTATGAGTCTAATAAACAAACTTAAAGAAAGAATGGAACATGTTCGTGATGTAGCCGAAAATGCGGCTGCAAGTGTGCTTCCAAGCAAAGTAAGTGTAGAGGTACAAGAGTACCGCTATGGTATTTGTCAAGGTTGTGAAAAACTTTATAAACCAACTGACACTTGTAAAATGTGTGGTTGCTTTATGAAAGTCAAGACTTGGATGCCAAATCAAGAATGTCCATTAAAGAAATGGCCTAAGGCTCCTGCTGCCGAAGCAGATTCATCAAAATCTTAATTTAATAAACGTAGTGTTTTGTAAAGATTTCTGGATTAAGCGGTAACTGCCACTTACCTTCTTTACATTTTTCTATAACTTCTTTAGGAACACCCGTAGATTCCATTTCTTCATAAGAACTCATTACTCGTCCAGGAGAATGAGGATGCATGGCGCAAGGTTGGGGATGTGCTGGATGCCAATCTACTGTATTCTTGAATTTATAATTAGTCATCTCAATTGGAATAGGTATTGATTTCAAAATCGTTTTTCCACCATCTGGTGTAAAGAAAGTAACATGATCTTCTGTCGCAGTAATGAATGTAACATCTTCATTCTCAAGTAAAGATTGAATACGTTGTAGATGATCAAGGTATCTACCATCTGGACCTACACCATTCAGGCAATTGTCAGGTCTTTTTTCTACAGGATGTATTACTACACGATTCACGTCAGGTTGATAGTAACCCAATGTGTCCCCGTATAATTTACTAATAAGAAATTTCTCATCAATCCAATCATCTCCAGAGAGTAATTTCTCAGACCAAGCGTCGGAATCAGTATTGCGTTCTAGTTTGATAATTCCTTCAGTACCGCCTTTAAGGGCGATATATTTTAGATTATTTCCTATAGTACAATAAAGTTCTTGTTTGGGAACATCAAAAATCCAATCTAAAACTAAATGCTTTTTTTCTGTCATACTATTTACCTTATGTATAGTATTTATATGGTGCGGGATGAGAGGGTCGAACTCCCGACATTCGCCGTGTAAAGGCGCTACTCTACCACTGAGTTAATCCCGCAAATTGTAAAACTGGTCGGGGTAGTGGGATTCGAACTCACGACCTCCTGCTCCCAAAGCAGGCGCACTAACCAGGCTGTGCTACACCCCGAACTATTCATGTATTATATATCAATCTAAAATAAATGCAACAAAAAAGGGCAACATACACATATTGCCCTATAATCGATAACACTTGATCGGCCAAGTATTATTTTTCTTCTTTGTCGCACTTGCTAAACAAATATGCTTTAGCAGTACGCATTTCTGTATTACTCAATAGACCATCATTATTCTTATCAGCCTGCTCAAAAAGATTCTTACTGACTTCACATGATAGTGTTAATTCGGCAAAGTCTACCTTTGTGTCACTATTCTTATCAAACTTACTTACACGATCTTGTGCCATTGCTGTGACAGAAACCAATGCTAATAGACTAATCGCTAACTTCTTCATAACCAAACTCCTGATAGGTATGGCGCTTTCTAACGCAAGTCTATTTATACATGAGATCCTAAAAGGATAGTTTCTGTACAGTACAAAAACTGTACAAGAAATACTAAGGAAAATAATTGATATTTAATAGCACTCTTTCTTTTTTAGTAGGCCAACTAGTAGCGTGATATCGGCAACCGTCAAATAACACTAGTCTGCCTTTTTTAGGAGATATTGTTTTACAAATGGTCTTTTTATTAGTATCGAAACTATCTTTATAGAATTCATTAAACAAAATCGTGTCCCCGTCGCTGTCCGTGATATAATATATTGCTATCATACTACCTTGGACAACAGAATCAGGATGGGGCACTCCATACTTACCTATTGTGTCTGGTAAAGGTGTGGACAAATTTAACTTGATCCTATTAAGATCGGGGGGCATATCAAATTCTTTTTTGATTTTGTCAGTTATGCATTCGAAATCACTATAAAATTCACTTTTTACCTTGTTAAACAATAGATCATGTGTAAATATGTATTCTCTTTTATCTACTATATTAATATCGTTTTGCCTAAAATCATAACTAAGTTTTTTATCAAAATAAGAGGGGTCTCTAATAAACAAGTAGTTGATATATACATTTCTACATGAGATTTCTTCTAATTGATTTTGTATGATTTTAGGAACAAAATTATCGATTAATATAATATCTTGCATATCTTATGTCTTATGTATAAATGGTGCTGACTGTCGGATTCGAACTGACGACCTACGCATTACAAGTGCGTTGCTCTACCAACTGAGCTAAGCCAGCATTAAACTTATTTAAGACATTATACTATGAATGTAAAATAACTCTACTATGTTTTGGAACACCTGACAATAGATAGTCCATTTGATCAGCAAGGATATTTCTATTTTGCAAGATCAGGTTCTCAAAGTGATTAGGTGCATATGG